TGGGGGTGTCGCAAAGGCCGATGATGTCCCGTCGCCGCAATCTTGAAGCCAAGTACGGGATTGCGCTGCCCACAGTTAACAAGAACAAATCTCAAAGTGATAAAACTTTGAAGGGGCATAGGGTATCTAAGATTGCCGAGGACCGAGCCCGGCGGTACGAATCAGAGATGCTCGATACGCTGGACGACGGCGTAGTAATGATTGCCTCGGATGCGCACTACTGGCCCGGCATCGTGAGCCCGGCGCATGAAGCGTTTTGCAGGCTAGCCAAGCAACTGAGCCCGCAGATTGTCGTGCTGAACGGCGACATCTTGGACGGCGCTCGTATCAGCCGGCATGCTCGCATCATGTGGGAAAAGCAGCCTGAGCTAAAGGAAGAGATCCACGCTGTACAGGATCGGTGCGCGGAGATCGAGCGGGCTGCGGGTAAAGCGAAACTCGTCAGGACAATCGGTAATCACGATGCCAGGTTTGAGAACTACCTGTCCGGCAGGGCGGGTGAGTTTGAAGAGATGACCGGTACTACGCTGATCGATTACCTTCCGCGATGGAGAGCGGGCTGGTGCTTGCACCTAAACAGGGGAGAGGACGGGTGGCTTACGATCCGTCACCGCCCTGTATCCGGTGGGATACACGCCTCCTACAACAGCACCCTAAAGGCTGGGGTCTCTTACGTGCACGGGCACCTTCACAAGCTTCAGGTAACGCCGTGGGCGGACTATCGCGGTCGCAGGTATGGCGTAGATACCGGAACGCTTGCTGAGCCTTACGGGCCTCAGTTCAACTACACCGAAGCCGGCCCGCTTAACTGGGCGTCAGGCTTTGCCGTTATCACCTACAAGAACGGCAAAATGCTTCAGCCTGAGCTGTGCGTTGTGGAGCACGGCAAGGCATGGTTCCGGGGCAAGGAAGTATGAACCGCTGCCTGCAGTGCAAGCACTTCATCAAGACTTACGAGGACGAGGGGTGGTGCTCAAACGGAAAGTACTCCGGCTTCATGGAAGTCAAGTTCAACGAAGAGCGTTGCAAAGGGGAAGGGTTCGTTAGGGGAAACGAACCCCCTCGGACTCAGCCTTCTGAGTCTGAAGCGAATCCACGTACGCTGTGATGATCGCTTCAATTAACTCATCGTATTGAGTAGGCGTAAAATCAAGGAAATTGTAGACCCCGATAGCCTCGATGAAGTAACCACCGGCAGCGGCGGCATCGTTGATAGCGGCCTGTTCGTTTGGTGACTTGTCAATCATGTAATCATCCACGCACTTTAGTGAGCATAACCTGGCTTGCTTGCGCGTTGCCCCCGGTGGCGGGGAGTACATGAACCCCCTCGCTTCCCGATGACACATCGGACACAAACCGAAACTCCGTAATCTCCGTGTACTGGCCATTCTTCTGAACCTTGATTTCGGTGGGTTTGAGTAATGCGTCTGCATTACCAAGGGCGTCTGCGGTCGAGGCCGGCAGAATGCCGGGTCCCTTCATGCGCTTGCGCCACCACTTGACTGCCTTGTCTTTGGGGTATCCCTTGTGATCGAAGCAGACCCACTCCCGAAAAACTTCCATTCCGGATCGATATTCCACGCGCATGGAGTCCGGCTTCCCCGGCTTATGGTGCCGGCGGTAGAAGACCGCATTGACCTTCTTCCACTCGGCCGGAGCGTCCACGCTCATGATGGGCAGCGTCGTCGCCGTAGAGGCGATCTCAGGCTCTCTAGGGGGCCAGACATACCCACAGTCGGGGCACTCCATTGAGCCCGCAAAAACGATGCTCTTGCATTCTGGGCAGGTCTTGGTCGGAGCCTCCCCAGCCTCGTCGCTCTTACGCGGCTTCTTGGGATTGACCTTATCCACCGGCCCGTGCCGAGCGACGTTACCCGCGAAGTCCAGCACCAAGCAGTCCGCTTTGCCGGGCGAGTTACGCATACCCCGCCCCATGATCTGTATGTACAGGCCGGTTGAGCAAGTGGGTCTCAGCACCGCAAGGAGGTCCACGTTCGGGGCGTTGAACCCGGTCGTCAGGACTCCCATGGATGCGATAGCCCGCAGCCTGCCGGCCTTGAAATCGCGGATGATCTCGTCCCGCTCTACCCTTGGGGTGTCGCCAAAGATGGTCGCGCAGTCGATGCTGTGCTTCCCCAGCAGCGAAGCAATGTGGGTGGCGTGACTCACGCCAGAGCAGAAGATCAGCCACGAGCGGCGGTCCTTCCCGTATTCCAAGATCTCCTCTACCACGGCAGCGTTGATGTCGTCCCTGTCAACCGCCTTCTCGAGTTCCCCTTGGATGTACTCGCCGCCCCGGATGCCGACTCCGCTCACCCCAAGCTGCGTCTTGGGCTGCTTCGATACCAACTTGGTCAGGAACCCCTCGCGCACCATGTCGGAAAGCGGAGCCTCGTACGAGACCGAATCGAACAGCGCATCCTTGCCTTCGTACAAAAGGCCAGAGTCCAACCGATATGGTGTAGCAGTTAACCCAATCACCCGCATGTCCGGGTTCATCACCTTCAGGTTGTTCAGAAACTTCTGATACATCGTGTTGGTCTTGCGCGGGATGAGATGCGCTTCGTCGATCAAAACGATATCGACCTTAACGAACTTCGATGCCTTGGCGTGAACGGACTGTATACCGCAGAACACAATCGAAGGTTCGTACTCGCGCTTGTTGAGCCCCGCTGAGTTGATGCCGGCAGGGGCTTCGGGCCAGAGGCTTTTCAGTTCGTCGTAGTTCTGCTTGATCAACTCGCGAACGTGCGTTACCACCAGAATCTTCGTATCCGCCCACTGGCTGAGAACCAGCCGGCAGAACTCCGCAATCACCAGGCTCTTCCCAGTGCCGGTCGGCAGGACGATGACGGGGTTGCCGTCATTCTCCTGCATGTAGCGCATGGTGGCTTCGATGGATTCTTCTTGGTAGTAACGCAGTTTAATCACGAGTCAAGCTCCTGTTTCGGTAGTGATTTCATTATTTCTGTTGCAACGTGCTTCACATGTTCAAGCTCTTTGGTAGAGAACGACATGATCAGGCTATACGCATACAAGTCGAGTGCTTTCAAAATAATCAGCAGATCCTCTCCAGTCAGCAGCATCGTTGACTGAACGTCATCATCCGATATCTCTTCCGGGTCTATGCTGCGGTGTCTGTCCATACCGACCCATCCTTCATCAGATATTCAACCCAATTAGGACCCGAGTTTATCTGCTCTCCGGGGATCAGATCTGGGACAAACAAGTGGTGTTCGCAGCCTCGCTTCTGCACTTCCAGATCCAAGCTCTTGTTATGCCACTCACATTTCCACCCGCCAGTCGGCAGCGGTGTACTGTGCAAGCAGGTTCTGCACGATTTCTGTCGCGGCATATCGTCGCCGTGGCACATCTGACTAAAGGTGCAGTACTTGCACTCGTGCCATGCCGGGTCGTTCGACAGTTTGCCCGGAGGCTTCGGAGCGAAGATGACGCGCTTCGCCTTCTCAACAAACATCTCCGCCTCTTCTTGTACGTACAACGTACACACACTCATCAGATCGCGAACGCCGGGTGAGGCTGCGGTAAGGTAGTGCTTCTTCGTCCCGAAGTAGTGCATGTAGATCTGGGCCTGCGCGTAGTACACGTAGTCCCAGTTCTTTAGCGCGGTGGATTCATCCGTGAAGCGCAACTTCTGCAACTTCTTAAACTTGTTCTCGTTGATGACCTTGCATTCCCAAACGTAGAGTTCGTCCGGGTCTTGCAAGAGACCATCGATAAGCCCGTCGCAGTTGCCGCGAAAGTGCCCGCCGATTGCCTCAAAAGAATGCTGGACACCGGGTTCCTTTTCCGTGGAAAGATTAACGCCAGGCACAAGGCGAAGCATGTCTGCGACTACTTGTTCGCCCCGATGTCCATCATTGATTCGGCGCAGCCCGCCGGCTTCGATAAACCCTCGCCTTACCCAGCGAAAGTTGAACCAGAGCTTACGCTCGCACGAGTCCCCAACCGCAGATGCACCAAGGTATCCGCGAGGGCTGTTCTCTTGTAGGGACTCCATCGCGGCATCGACTGCACGCAATGTGAGATCTTCAGTGTCTGGAATCTTAACCATATTAAACCCCACACATCCCTTCACATTCGTTGTTAAACATATCTACTTGCCCGTGATCGGCTGCTGTGGATAAGTCAACCTCGCCAAGCGGCACGCACGACCTGTGCATAAACTGCTGTCCGCGCATACCCGGTTGCTGGCGTATGGCTGCATCAACCTCTATCGCATCCGCCCATGCCTCTGGGTCAGCCTTTATAGCCCGCCATTCATGGTCGCTGTGGAACGGACACCCAATGCAAGACGATTTCGGCGGCAACGGGTATCCCTTGCGCTCCATCCATGCAAGGCAGTCAGACCGGCTCATGCCCTTGTCAATCAGCGGCCAGCGGTGAACTTTCCACGCTTCGCGGCTTGGCTTCATTCGCAAGGCTTCGTCCGTGCTGATGCCAATTAACATTTCGCACATTACGCCCTTTGCCCGTTGACGCGGGGCTAACCCAATCAAGTCGCGGGTTTGTCGAGTCAGCGGCGCAATCTTGTATTCCGCTGTGCATTGCCGACGCCCCATTGCCCGATCCCCGTTCGGCATCTTCATGTGCCACGGTATTGGAGCAAAACGCTGCCCTGTCGTGTTAGAACGCATCAGCGTATCGACACGCAAATTTCCACGCTGCACTCGATACACTGGAAACGGCAATTGCTTTTCCAGCCAGTCTAACCATTCGTAAACTTTGCGCGGCTCCCATCCAGTATCCGCAAAAATCGCCGCCTCAACGGGTTCCAATTCGCCGTGGGCAATCATCAATGCCAAGGTGGATGACTGCACGCCAGCGCCTAATGACAAAAATCTTTTCATATCCCCTCCCAAAAAGGGAGGCGCGACATCCGGTCGGTGGGTGGGGAGAAAGCAACGGGGGGTTGCTAACCGGATGCCGCGCCTCTTTATGTTACTTCTTGTGACGTTCCCACGGCTTCGGCG